TTAGTGTGCTTACGTTTCATTGTGGTATAACTCAATTTGGTAGAGTGCTTGACTGTTAATCAAGTTGTTGCTGGTTCAAGTCCAGCTACCACAGCCATTAAACTATAAACCTATCGTGGCGTATTCACGTAAAACTCGTAATAGGAAAGGATGTAAGTAAATGGATGAAGTAGTAAAAGAAGTTACACCTGAGGTTACACCGGAGGTTAAGGAAGTTACACCTGAAACAAAAGGTGAAAACATGATTCCTAAAAGTCGGTTTGACGAAATCAACGCTAAGTATAAAGAAATGGCAGAGAAGATTTCTGCATTCGAAAATGCTGAGGCAGAACGTCAAAAAGAAGCTGAACAGAAGGAACTTCAATTAAAGCAAGAACAAGGCAAATTTGAAGAATTATTTCAAGCTTCTCAAAAGGAACTTGAATCTTACAAACAATATGAATCACGTACAACTGAGTTAGAAGGTTTAATTTCTAACATGGTTGAAACAAAATTAGAAACAATTCCTAAGGAGTTACACGATCTAGTACCAACAAACTTAACACCTGAGGCGAAGTTGGATTGGTTAAATAAGGCTGAATCAAAAGGACTTTTTGGAACTCTTAAAACTGAGGTTAAAGAAGTCGGTAAGCCTAGTAACAAATCTAATGAACAACCTAAGGTGGATAAAGCGAACTTATCACCACTTGATAAAATTCTTGCTGGACTAGGTAAGTAAGTTAACTTAACTTAGGTTAAATTATTATTTCTTAAATTATGGAGGGAAAATTAAATGGCTTTAACATTAGTTGATGCACAGGTACTATCACATGATGTACTACAAGCTGGTGTTATCGAAACAATTGTAAAAGAAAGTTCAGTACTTAGTGTTCTTCCTTTCCAAACAATTGAAGGTAACGCTTACTCATACAACGTAGAAAAGGCTTTACCTGCGGTAGCATTCCGTGCGGTAAACGAAGCTTATACAGCTTCAGAAGCACAATTTGAACAACGTTCTGAGAACCTTGTTATACTTGGAGGAGATGTAGAGTTGGATCGCTTCATTTTACAAACATTGTCAAATGTTAACGATCAAATGGCTGTACAAATCGCTGAGAAAGCTAAGGCAATTGCAAACACGTTCACTAAAACTTTCTTTAAAGGTTCTAAAGCTTCTAACGCTAAAGAATTCGATGGTTTAGATGTTCGTATTGCAGGAACAGAACAAGAAATTAACTACACTGATTCACCGGAAATTCAAGCAGAATTAAAAGGTAATGCACGTAAGCTTGATGCTTTAAATACATTACTTGACGCTGTTCGTGGCGGTGCTGATGCAGTATTCATGAATAAACGTGTAAAACGTCAAATTCTTGCAGTATTACAATCTAGCGATCACTACATTGAAAACGGTGTTGACGCATTCGGAAAACCTGTAGAAAAGTATGCCGGCGTTCCTCTATTAACTGTTGAGAACGAAATCTTAGGCGATACTGATCTATATGCTGTTAAATTCGGTGCATACACTCACGTTACTGGTTTAACTAATGGTGGGGTTCAAGTACGTAGACTAGGAGAAACTTCTGCTAAAGCTGTTGAGGTAACTCGTATTGAGTTCTTCTGCGGTATGGCACAGTTCAATCCATACGCTTCTGCACGCTTAAAGAACTTTGGTGTAGACCCAGCGTAATTAACGTAAGTTAACTTAATTTAACTTAATATGATTTTAACACATTGTGGGGTTAGGGTGCAAGCCCTAGCCTCACTTTTTTTATTTGTATAAGGAGGTTATAAAATGCCTAAAACTGGTCTTACTCACGGTGCTATTATTGAAGGTTCTGACGTAATGCAACCTATTGAAATTCAAGGTTCTTTAACTCAAACTATTCAAACGCACAATGCACTATCAATTGGTGCTAATGCGTGGTCAAGTTCTAGCTGGATTGATGCAACAGGTTTTTCTAAAATCTGTGCTACGGCTAGTATGGTTAGTGGAACAGGTATGACAATTGTAGTAGATTTTTCACATGATGGAGTCAATTACTTCTCAGGTGTGACCGTCTATGATAGTACTGGAAACTCATTTGCACCTTCTACTGATATGCCTATCTCAGCTAAATATGTTCGTGTAGGCGTTAAGAATAAAGATGCTACAAATGCTAAGACAACTTCTGCTTACGCATTCTTAAAGGTATAAGGAGGAATTTAGATGTACGAATACGGATTAACAGAGGAAACAATTAAGTTAATTCAGGAACGTTGCAAAGTAATTATTGACGGGTTTGTACCTGATAGATTCCTTTCTTATCCTGATACACTTTATGTTGTTTCACACTATAACGATCAATTCCCTAATGAGGTTATTAGTGGCGATATTTACGAATACGCTATGTCAATTTCATTTGAGGAACAACCACAAGAGGCTTAATCGCCTCTTTTTTATTTATCTATAAAGGAGGTCACATGATTGATCTTATCAAATAAATCAGCAAAGAAAGTGCCTAAAAAGAACATGCTTAACCCTAAATCTTGGGTAGCTGGACGTATTTTTGATACAGCATTTAAGCCACTTGTGGGGATAAAAGTAAATGGAAACAATGTTACTATCCAATCCACTGTAAACGCAATGGTATCTCAGGTAGTAGAAGTTAAGCCTAATACTTCTTATACAGCCTTTCACGGCAGTGATGCAAACGGCAGAGGTGTCTATGTATATTCCATTTCAGGAACGGATTTAACACCGGCTAACAAGTTAAGCCCTAATACATTTAACAGTGGCAACAATACAAAAGTTATCATTGGATTATATAAAAGCACCAGTGCTAATAACTTGTCAGAAATTGAATTTGTTAATCCTATGATGGTTGAAGGTTTGGCTGTTGTTCCTTTTGAACCCTATGAAGCAAATAACCGTAAAGCAAAAGGTACACCGACAAAAAACCTTATTCCTAATTTTAATTATAGTGGGTGGTTTCAAGATTCAACATTAGCTGGTGGCGTAATGAACGTTGACCCTACTGACCCACATAAGATGAAACTTGTACTTTCTCAATCAGCACAGGCTAGATTAATTCATATCCCTGTTCAAATAGGAAAGTCTTACACTTTCAATTTTGGTAAAATCACAGGCTTATACAGAATATACAAATCAAAGGTTACGTTCCATGATGCACCTAAAGCACTTATTCAAGACAGTGTACCAGCACCATTTACATTTACTGTTGATGCAAGTTACAACGGATACGTTACGTTACGTGTAACACAAGGATATGCTGGAACATTCTCTTTTGAAAACTTGCAATTAGTAGAGGGTTGGTGGAATATCACAACTTTTGAACCTTATAAAGAAGTGCTTAAAAAGGCTAAATTAGTTCCTAAAAAGAACTTAATTGAAATGGACTTAGCTAAATGGACTGTTCGGGCTAATACTTCTAATGTGAAGATTGAAGGCAGTAAAATTTCATGGCAAGCTTCTGCAACATACGGAGGCGTTAACTTCTTATTAGACCCTGTTTTATACGCTGGAAAGACAATTACTTTTTCCCGTGGAGAACAAAATTCAGGGGCGGCGGCTACTGCATTCTTTAAAAGGGCAGATGGCACAGGGGCTTACTTTGGATTAGGTACTTCAAGTTCTGTAACTGTAACCCTACCTTTAGGGATAACTGAACTAAGATTCTATGTACAAAACGCTGATGAAGCTATTGTTGGAAAGACTTATTATGTTACTGATTTACAAGCCGAAATAGGTACTTCTGCTACTACGTATGAGACGTTTAAATTAGGAAGTAAAAAACCTGTTTCATCTATTGTAAAAGCACCTCTTAAGTTACTTCCATACTCATACCTACGTGAAAGCGTTGAGTTAGTAGGAAACGTTCAGTATGGAATGAATAACCCACGATTTAAAAACGGTGGTTTATTGATTGAAGAAGGAACTTATAACTATGTTACTGCTGGTTCTACTATGCAGGAAGTTAAAGTACCTAACCCTACAACGTATGCACAGAAACGCTGGTCACACAGTCACCCCAATGGTGGAAAAACTTTAACTGTCGATAAACAATACACACTGTCATTCGATACTTTAAGAACTGGTGCAGAAGGTAAAAACTTCTCTAGTGTTGTTGTCGGTGGGGTAACAAATGGCGATGCTTGGAACGTTCGATTAAGACCTGACCAGCAAAAACCTTTTGTAATTCCACTTGCTGACGGTTGGGAACGTTGGGTATTTCCTTTCACAATCAAGGCGAATACTCAGTATTTACAAACTTTCCTTAACTTCATTACTGATACTTATGAGTCACAGTATGTATGCTTAGTTAAGAATGTACAGTTAGAAGAAAAGGCATTCGGTACGTCATTTACTGATCTTAGCCGTAAACATGATAAAGCAACTATTCCTAACGTTGTTGGTGTCTTAGATAGTGGTGGAGGTTCAATCTCAATTAAAACTAAGTATGATAATTTGGAATTAGCTAAGTTATGGAGTGGCTTCTATTTTGATACTTCTTCTAATGCACGATGGTTCTGTAACTATGATTCAAACATAAAGAAATTCCAACTTGTATTGAACGGTATAGGGTTGATTCAACTTCCTGACACTGTACTGCAAAAGGAGAATGACGTTTTAATCACATGGACAAATAAAACTGTGTCAATGACTGTTAACGGTGTTTCTGGAACTGCAACAGGTTCAGGTGCTACGGTTAATACAGGTATCATGACTTTGGGTACTAGATTCACGGTTGACAATGCTTGGCTAAATGGTTCTATTACAGAATTTGAAATCAAAGATCGAAACGGAAATACAACATTCAAAATTTAAGGCACTCTTTATAGAGTGTCTTTTTCTATTAAAAGGAGAGATATGAAATGGCAAAAGTTGAAATGCATGTACCTAACAAATCTTATGATGGAATTTATGGAGGCGTTCGTTTTCATAATGGTATCGGTATCTTTGAAGATGTAGCAAAAGCAAAAGAACTTGCTGGACGTTACGGTTATGAAATCGTAGAAATCGAAGCTGAAAAAGAAGAAGTTAAGGTAGAAGAAGTTAAGGAGATTAAACCTAAGGCAACACCTAAGAAACGTGCTTCACGTAAGAAAGCTGAACCTAAGGACGGTGAATAATAGATGGACTTCAAAGAAGTGCAAGAATACATTCTAGGCAATATCTTCTTTGTAGAACCGTGGACAGAATTAGATGAATTAGGTTCTGATGCTGACCGTGTTAAACAGGTGATTGTTAATAATGCTGAGGCGATTTTATATCGTGAATTGCCTCATCACTTCTCACCTGAAAAAGAAATTCCTATGGATGTTTACGCTGAACAGTGTTTACACATTTTATCACAAGATGATTCTACTAGACGTGCTAGTAAAGGTGTTTCTTACTTTATGGCTAGTGGTCTTTATTTATCATTTGATAAGAATTACAAAGATTGGGATATTGCACCTACTATTCTAAAACGTTACCCACGTAGAAGAACAGGGCAATATATTTTACCACGTTACGATACAAACCGTACTACTCACGCTTTACCAAAAACTGAGACAGGAAAGAGTTGGTATGAATGATTCCATTAAATCAGAAAGTAAGAATTATTTTTGCAAATTCTCAGGGCGATGAGTGGGGAGTACCTGTAAAATCTAGTGATTTTGCAACCTATAAAGTAAGGCTGGATTTCAACGCTGACGCTAAGATTTTAGAAGATGCAGATGGTAAGAATATCATCTATTCAGCTACTATTTATTTCAAAGGTTCAGTACCAATTACTTACAATGATTTCATTGAATATGACAACGGGATTGACGGTTTAACTACTGACAATCCTAGAGTTATCTTTCCTATTGTTGATCTTTCAGGCAAGGTACTTTACACGAAGGTGATTGTATAAAATGTCAGTTAAAATACGTGGACTTAAACAAGGTCAAAAGTATATTCATAACACAGTAAGAAAGGCTTCAATAGAGGCTATGAAAGAATCAATGAAGGACTTGCATAGGGTAGCAAGTGAAACTACACCATACGATGAAGGCGATTTAGAAATGGGAGGCTTTCACGGTGTAGATATTGCTGGTGCTGAAATTACTGGATGGGTAGGTTTTGAAGCGTTCAATAAAGGATTTAATTATGCTATTTGGACTCACGAAGAAACCTACAATCTAGGAGAAGGTTCACAGAAAAAGTCAGGCGGTCATGGAATGTCAGGTGCTAGTTATCCGGTTGGAAACAAGTATCTTGTTAGACCGTTTGAAGGTGAAGCTAACACATATAGAAGTTTGATTGAACAAGATATTAAAGATGCATTGAAATAGGAGGTGTGTTAATTGGTTTCAATTATTGAGATTGTTAGATTCTTAAGACAGGAATTTCCTGAACTTAGTATTTATCCTGTTGAATTTCCATTAAACGCACCTACTGGTGCATGTATGGTTGAAGTTTATGCAAACACAGAAGCTAAGGCTGGAACATTTCCAATCACAGTACAAATTAAAGTACGTGATGAACACCCTGCTTTAAGTGAAGCGACAAGCTATAAGTTTAAAGAACTATTAGAAAACAAAACTGATTTTAATATAGGTAGCGTACAAGTCGTACTAGTAAAGTCTCAAAACCCTATTCCTTTGAATATGGGAAAGGACGAAAAAGGACGTTACTTGTACAGCAATAATTTTAGATTCGTAGTGAATGAAGGAGGAATATAAAATGGCAACTGGACAAAAGATTGCTGGTGTTGACATTTTGGTAAAAGTTGGTTCACCTGCTGTAGTAATTGGAGGTCAGTCAGGTTGTACGATCAATAGATCAATGGATGTCATTGAAACTACTGATAAGACAAGTAACGGCTGGATGACAAAAATTGGTGGAATTAAAGAATGGTCTGTAGAAATGGATTCATTTATGGTAGTCTCTGATGCTGGTTATAAAGCATTATCTGATGCTTTCAAAAACCGTGCTGAAATTGACGTAGAAACTGAAATTGCTGGTGTTACTTACACTGGTAAAGCATTACTTACAGATTTTCCCATTGAGGCACCTGCGGATGATGCAGTTACTTTTTCAGCGACTTTAGAAGGCAGTGGAGAACTGTTAGAAACACCCAGCGTATGATGAGATTCTAACCGTGCCTCAGCTTACCTTAAGTGAAGGTAAGTACTACTCACCTACCTTAGATGTAAGAGGTTACGAAGGGGTTTCATTTAGGTTCATGACTGAGAATGAGGATTCGACTGTCACAATCCAAGAAGGTTCTGACGGTTTAGCATGGACTGACGTAAGCACCTATATTATTCCTACTAACAAACTTGTGTATATTAGCTACGAGGTTAACGGTGGTTACGTAAGAGTAATTGCTAATAACGATATGGAAGTAGCTTTAATACTAGAAGCTTAGGAGGTTAATAATGGCAGACTTATACAAGAATTATAAAGAACTAAGACAGGCTAATAAATATGGACAGGACTACCACCTTTTATATGGTGTACGTCCTTCCAAGATCGCCTATGTAACACCGCACGGTGGAGGCATAGAAGCAGGGGCTACTGAATTGTGTTTATTCTCTGCTGGTACCGAACATAGCTATTACTGCTTTGAAGGTTGGAAAGCTAGTGGAAATACTGACTTGCACATTACTAGTACTAACTTTGATGAACCTAACGGACTATGGATTATTAAAAATTCTTTTTATACAGTGTCCTATCATGGTTACTCAGATACAGTTAAGAATACTAAATGTGGCGGTATGGACTTAGAACTAAAACACATGATCTATGACAATTTATTGTCGGCTGGTTTTAGTGCTGAGATTGAACCGGATGAGTCACCAATTACAGGGCAAGACCCTGACAACTTAGTTAACGCTAATAAACGTGGGCTAGGTGTTCAGTTAGAATTGAGTACCGCACAGCGTAATGCGTTCTTTGGAACTAATACCCGTGTTGGTCGAAGAAATACTGTTAACGCTGAATTTAACAGTTATGTAAAAGCTGTTACCGATGCTGTTAACGCATATGTAAAATAACTTAACTTAACTTAGCTTAAATTAAACATACTTACTATTGGAGGAATTTATTATGGCAAATGTACAACGTGGAGAAGCAACTATTATGTTAGATAAAGAACGAGTGATTAAATTCGATCTTAACGCACTTATTGATGTAGAGGAAAGCTTAGGTTTCTCACTTGCTGAATTAGGCGAAAAAATGTCTATTAAAGCAATGCGAACTCTATTAACTGCTGGACTACGACACGAAGATGAAGAATTAACTGAACGTCAAGTAGGTTCATTAATTAATATGGACAACATGAAAGAAGTTCAAGACGCTTTAGCTATCGCTATGGGTGACGTAAAAAACTAAATTGGAAGGATGTTAAACGTTACGGTTATGGCTTGTTAGGTTTAATGCCTGACCAGCTATACAGTTTAACCCTTCCTGAATTTTGGAATATGGTTGATGCAAAGTTATATTACAATGCATTAGATCAAGATATTGAAATGCAACGCCTAGCATGGCAGACAAGCTTGTTAATGACTGCTAGTGGAAACTACGGTAAAAAAGGCGTAAAAGCTGACAAGTTGTACAAGTCAAATTTCGATGAAAACGGGGAACCAATTTCTAGGGATTCAGAAAGTACATTCAAAACAATAGATAAAGAAGAAAAAGATAAAAAGCTGAATGAGTTAATTGAAAAATTTAATAAGAATAAGTGAGAAAGGGATAGTTAAAGATGAATAGATTTTATCTTTGGCTATCCTTTTTTCTTGTATTTTGGAGGTGAGTGAATGGCAAATTTAGCTGATATTTTAGTTTCCTTGACATTGGATACTAGACAGTTTAATAGACAGTTAAAACAAGTAGCTAAGAATATTGATTCTCTAGGAAGTAAAGTAGGACAAGCTACTACAAATATGCAAACTACGGTTCAAGCTTCTACTACCGCAATGGCTAGTGGACTAGGGAACGTTAACGCTTCAATGCAACGTATGGAAGATATTATTTCATCTACTGCTGGTAGATCGACAAGTAGCTTTCAACGGATGGGACAATCTTCTAGTGAAATGGCTAAACGTCTAGGTACTGATATGCAAAGTCAGTATAAGATTTTGAAACAAGCACAGAAGGAATATGAAAACTTCTCTATGGTTGGTAGACAAGTTTCACAGGAAATCAAAGATGAATTTTCTGCTTTACCTTCTCACTTACAAAGATATGTTCAATCTCTAAGAGAGGCAGGGAAATCCACACAAGGTTTCGCTACTTTGAACCAACAATATAGTCAAAGAATTATAGCTAATATGAGTCAGGCTAATGCAGTACTTCAAGCGAAAACTACACAATCTCAAAAGTTGATGCAGTCATTTGCACAGAATACTAACCTAGCACCTTTGACAAATCAGTTCCTAGCTTTAGGAAACAGAATGGAACAAACTGCTAAACGTGGTACTGTTCTTAACGTTGCTTTAGCTGGATTAAAGCCTAATGCTACTCTTAAAGATTTAACAGATCGAATGAATTTCTTATCACAAGGTATTGGACGTGCTAGAGGTGCATTACTTGTATTCGGTATCGCTGGTGGACTTGCTGGTTTAGGAATGATTAAGTTAGCAAGTGCTGTAGATGAAAGGGTAATGCCAGCATTTGACAGAATGAAATCACACTTAGTTGATGCAATGGCACCGTTTATACATTCATTTGCTACTGCTATGGTAGCCGTGATGAACTTTGTAACTAAAATCGCTGATATGGTACAGGCTTTTTCATCTGCGAACCCGTTAATCTTTAATATGATTATGTGGGTTGGAATGCTAACTATGGTATTCGGAACGCTTTTAGCACCTTTAGCTGCGACTGGTGTTTTGACAGAAGGTGTAGCTTTAGCATTTACTGCTTTATGGGCTGTTATCGCACCATTTGTATTAGGTTTCCTTGCAGTAGTTGGTGTAGCTGTGGCGGTATCGGTTGCTTTAGTTGGACTATGGGTTGCGATTCAACAACTTTGGACTAACTCAACAGCGTTCGCTTCTGCATTCACAAACATTTGGACACGGGTAAAAACGGCTGTAGTTGACAACTTTGTAACACCTGTTATGACAGCATGGAACGGCTTGAAATCTGCATTCACTAGTTTACTTGCTAGTGTTACAGGCGGTTCAGGAACTATGACAAATCTTTGGACTACTCTAGGTAACGCTATTTCTACAATCGTAGGAAACATAGCAGATGTAGTTTTACCACTATTTTCTAGTGCTATGAGTTTCTTAGGGACTGCTGTTTCAGGTGTAGTTAATGCGGTAACTGCTGGTGTTCAATGGATGGGTCAGGCGTGGCAAAATCACTCTGCTACAATTCTACCAATCTTGACAACTATTTGGAATGCGGTACTTACAGCGTTTCAAGGGATTTCCAGCTTCATACAATCAATCATGCCTCAGATTATTTCTATCGCTTCTGATGGGTGGGATTTAATCAAAACAGCGATTGATTTCTGTATGAAATATATCTACCCTGTGGTAGCTACTGCCTTTAAGTTAATTTGGGCGATTATCTCTGCCTTAATGCCACTTATCTTAACTATCATTAAGGGAACGTGGGACAACATTAAGAACGTTATTACATCTGCCTTAAACATTATCCAAAACGTAATACAGCTATTCAGTAACGTGTTAAAGGGT